ATAACTGGCGGCAAATCATAATCCCTGCCCTTTTCAAGAGCCGCGCCACCACCTACGCAATCTGCTAAAATATAAACCTTCATTTTTTGCCGCCTCTTTTGACAATCGCGCCAGCAGATTTTCTTGTCAACCCTACAGCGCGGTCTGTGATGCTAGTTTCATCGTGCGGCTGCGCCTTCCCGATGTTAACCAAATCAAGAGCAATATTGTCTGGCAAATCTACAACATCGCCAGCTTTAACTTCTTTGCCCTGTACTAAACAAGTGCGCGTTACTTTAACCTTCATCACAATCCCCTATAAAGATAGCAAGGGCGGCTGATACCGCCCCTGCTGTTTATATTTAGGCATCAATGTCCAAGCAAGCCGCGAACGACTGTGCGTGGCGCACTGCAATGTCCATTTCCTGCATTACGCGGATGCGTACTGCACCTGATGAACCGCCTGTGTATGGGTCAATCAGGATATCAGGAGTAGAGAAGAAGCCCATCATTAGCTGGCTAAAGTCACCGAAAATCAACGCAGAAGCAGTTGTCAGTGTGCCTTTAGTTAGGTCTGATGGTACGTTGTTTGTGGTTGCCAAGTTGTAACCGTAAACATTGTTGTAAGGTGCTTCCAGAAGCATGATGCTGTCTGTTGATGCTACCTTAGAAGTTGATGCCATATGTGACTTCACTTTTGGATTAGTCAGATAAGCCAATGTGTTGCCGTTGATGGCAGCATTGTCTACTTCAACTTCTTTAACAAGGTCTGTGATTGCTTGCCAAGTCAAATCGCCACCGTTTGCACCGATAGCAACAGAACCGATACCAGTAGTACCAGTGATGCCTGTAGGCTCGTTAGAACCGCCACCTTCGATAGCTACATCTTCGATTTTCTGTGCAATGCTGTTTAGCAAATCATCACGAACAATCTGTTCTACAGATGGGTCACTCTGGATCATCAGCAGGCGTGATACGTCTGTAAACGCGCCCAGTGATTTAGGTGACATTGTGATTTGTGAGAAAACAGCGTTAACCTCAGAAGTCGCACCGTTCTCTGCCACAAAACCAGCAGAAACGCCAGTTGATAGCTTTGGAATAGCCACATCACCTTTAAGGCCAGACATTACGCGAGAGCCTAGCTCTGAGAAAACCAAACGTGCGCGTAGCGCGTCTACAAACTCATTGCCTAGATGCTCAGTTGGGCGCAAGAAACCACCAGCACTATCTGTGCCAACAGTCAAATCACGCTTGCCTGTCCAGAAATGGTCTGGTGCGTAGAAGCCGCGAGCTTCACGACCAGAACGCATTGCGATCTCTTCTGAAACTTCACGCTCTAAGCCCTGCAAACCAGAACCGTTTACTAGACCGCGAACAGCTTTCATAAAGCTATAATCACGCTCTTCTTTAGCTGACATTTCAACCGCACCAACAGACTGCTCTAGCGGTGTGCCTTCGCCAATTGCGTCCAGTAGAACGCCTCTGAACTGTGCAACAGATAGGCCATCGCCAATTGCTTGATCGGCTAAATCTCTGCGGTTATGCTTTTGTGCTAGCTTAATGATTTCGCCAGCATTCTTCTGGAAATCGCGCTTAGCTGCTTCTGATGCTGCCTCGCGGATTTCATCCACATTTTGTTCTGTCATTTTTGGAGTTTCCTTCACTTCTATGACGGTTTTTGTTTCAACACTGCGATTAACGCCTACCCCTGCATCTGCGGGAACGCTCACAATGCTAGCTTCGTATGGCATCCAAGAATTAACGCTGACTGTGCCAGCCCTATCATTCTTAGCGTCCATATTGCGGATTTGGTAGCCGATGCTGACGTTGCTTCTGATACCATCCTTAACGTCATCGTAAATCTCTCTAGCAAGCGCACTTTTTCCAAAGCGCACCACTGCCCGTAGTCTGCGGTCAGTTGCATCGAGATATGTACGTTCGACAACGCCAATTTGTTTAGTTAAATCGTGGTCTAGCAATAAAGGTGCGTGACCAGAATTTAACCGTGATAAATCTACTGCCTCTTCGCTATGCTCTAGCACTTCTAGGCCAAATGAACGCTCTACAGGCTCTTCTGATGATAATGACATCCGCACCCTGCGGTCATCTTCATCAACCATTTCGCCATCAGCCGCGCGATAATTCAGCGCAGAACGGTCAAAACGTTCCTCTTTTTCCTCATCATCATAAGGCCGCATTTCTTCGCTATGCTTTTCAAATGTAACCGTATAAGTTTCATCAGTTTCGGTAACATCAATAATATGTCTGTTTTCCATATCTTCGCCCTCTACATCTAGGGTCATATTATCAGAATTTAAATCGTTTGTCATATCGCGTTCACCTTCATCGATGCGGTCTAGCGCGGCATCTTTAGCCCTAGCCCAAGTTTGCCCAGCATCACCGCCCCACGCTGCCCACGCTACACGGCCTTTTGATGGATAGCCCTCTTCCCCTGCGCTAAACCCTTCTGCCTCCTTGTCTACTTCGTGGCGGCTAAAAAAGCTATGCATTCTGCGTACTGTATCAGCCGATAATTCCTGACGGTTTACAAGCTGACGCGCTCTAGCTACAGCTACAGCAGTGCCGCCCTGATTGCCTTCTTCACGCCACTTAAAGAACTTTCGCGCCTCTGCCGCCATCCCCTCAGTAGGCTTTAGGCTAATGTCTACGCCTTTATAGTTCGCCATTTTCTTCCTGTCCTAAATCAACAGTAGCTGGCACTGGTGCTTTAGTGCCATAAGGCTGAAATGCAGTGTCTATACCGTAGCGGTCTGCAAGCTCACTTTCGCGGTTAATCTGCTCAAATACATCTTCGGTATCTTTGCCGTATTGCGCGTGTATATCTTGCAAAGTAACGATGCCGTTATTTAAAGCGGTTACACTCGCATTTATTTCTTTTTGCGGGTCTACCCACGCAAATCCGCGCGGTCTATAGATTACGTTATCTGCAAATAAATCATATTTACCCATAGGCAGATTTAGCTTGCCTACTGTGATAGCCATCTCTAGCCACGCCCGATATACAGGGTCGATAAATGCATCAATCATAAACTGCTGCATCATCTTAAAATGGTCTCTATCTTCGATAGTACCCTGCCTGATGGATGAGTAGCTAACGCCTTCTAGGTTATTGGCTAGTGATACATAGCTAACGCCTAGCCCTGATGCGATACCGCGCAGAATAGCCTTCTCAAAATCAGCAAAGTTATCTGTTGGCTGCGATGGGTCAAACGCTTTAAAATCCATACCCTGCGGCAATTGTGAAAATGTTCCGGGCGAAGCATCCATAATCGGTGCGTGATTATCGTAATCATCGCCAATAAAGCCATCACCTTCGGGGCTGACAAAGAAGCCCATCTTTGATGCGGCTACCCGCGCATTTACTAGCGCAGCCTCTTCAAAGCCATCCAACATCTTTAGGCGCGATAAAGCGTTGCTCATCATAGGAACGCCCCTAGTCTGCCCTGCGCGTTCCTGAATAAAGCAGTGAATAATATCATCTGCTGGCACTTGAATATGCCTACGCTTCGTGGTTGAGCCGTAGCTAAAATCGTGATGCGGATGATCCTCGAACATGAAATAGCTAACTGGCTTGCCAGATTTATCTATCTCAACGCCCATCCGCACTTCGTTGCCATTTGCTAACCGCTTGTTGTATTCCTCATCAAGATAATCAGCTTCAAGAAACTGCAAGCTAAAACCGTATGGATTGCCTGACGGTCTGCGGATTTTCTTTATGATTACTTCGCCATCACGCGCTAATGTTTCCATAAACAAACGCTGCGCTTGCATCCAGCTTAAACGACCATCAACAGTGCAAAAGCCAGTGCGCCCCCACGCCATAAAGTTTTGCTCGATAAGGCGGTTGCCTACTGTATCTAAGCTATTATCATCGTTGCGCTTGCGAACCTGTAGCGATACGCCTGTTGCGCCTACGATGTTAGTGGTCATTATTTGCAGATAGCGTTTTGCATACGGATGGTTACGGCTTATCTCGCGGCATCTATCGCGCAAGGTGCGTAAATTTGGCCTAATCTCACTGTCAGCAGAACGCGAAGAAGATATAAAATCGCTAAACAGTCTACCGATATTTGCGCCCTGATAGTTGCGCTTTTGAGGCTTTGGCTTGCCTTTAAAGAAATCCATCACGCCCATATCTAAAACCTCACTAGAACGGTTGAGCCTGTATTTTCGCCAGCGTCAGCGCGTTCTTTTTGTAATTCTTTTTGATGCTCTTGGCGGTAGAAATTACGCGCATCAATTAAATCTTGAAATGACATTTTTGTAAGGCTACGACCATTTATGCTATAGCTGCTAACGTCTGCATCAGCCTTGCCCTGCAAGATACTTTCAATCTTAGCAATCATTATTTCTGCGTGGCTGCGCGGGTCTGCGCCATTTATGTCTAAATCTTCAACAGCAGTAAACGTGCCGCGCTCCAATACAACGCGATTACCTGACGATGTTTCTGTAGCCTCTAATTGCCAGTGATAAAATCCCGCAATATATGTCGCAGATGTTGCGCTAGCCACTTCAAAAACATAAGTGCCAGTGCCTGTCGTAGCCGCAACTTTGATTTCTGTACTGCCGCCACCAGTTATACGCGCCACGTATTCCATAGAATGCGAAGCTACAGGATAATCATCTACAAGGTCGGAACGCTTCCAAAGTAAGTAATCCCCAATGACAATAGTTTCAGGCTGTTGTCCATCAGGGGCTGCGTCTATATCAAATCTGTTTGCCATTATCGCCAGCCGTTCACAAAACCGCCCGAAGGCCGTGGTTTAAAGATAGGACTATTCTGCACTTGCGGTTGCTTTGGCTTTTCTGGCTCTGCTGGTGCATTTGCAATCCTATCCGCAATATCATTTAGCCGCAGTGACAGTATCGACAAAGCGGCATAACTGTAAACGCGGCAATCAAGTGCCTCATTTCGAGCGCGTGTTTTGACAAATTCCCTGCGCGGAAAGCCTTTATGATATTTCGTGACAATCTTTTCAGATGCTGCCAATTGCTTAAAATATTCATCATCGCGGCCTGTTGGGAAGTGACAAAACCCTGCTCCCGCTATTGTAACCTTTAAACGGCTAAAAATCAATTCTTTGATATTGTCAACGCCGACCGTAAACAATTTGATTTTGCCGATGTTGTTGCGGGTAGGCTTGCTAACGATGGGGCGTGTCTCGCCAGCCATACCCTTAATAGCAAAGATGCGCTTGCCTTCACGCGGTCTGACATAGTTATACACCGCTTGCGTATAGTGACCGCCACTATCAATACAAGCTGCCCTGATGCCTAGTTGCCGCCCGTCCTCAGTCTCATAGATGGCTTGCAAGCGATTATCCAAATCATTCCATAGATGCGGAGTAGACGGATCGCCATAAAGGGTAATCCAATCAATAGACCAGCTTTCCTCATCCCTGCCCCACCCGACTATCTCTAAGGCTAGATAGCTATCTTGCACATCAATCCCTGCGGTTATGCATACTACGCCAGCATCTAGTTTTTCTGAATATTCTTCTGCACGTTCCGCAATAGCATAATCATCCACGCGCTCGCCCTGATCTTCCCACGTTTCGGCTAAATATACGTTAGTCCATACGCGCAAAGTTTCTGGCAGTTTCTTTGCTGATAGGAAATCGCGCACTGCATCTGCAAGCGGTGTCCAAACGCTGTAAATGCCTGATATGTGAAAACCAGCCACGCCAGCAAAATCGTCTGTAGCTTGCCAAGTGCCAGCTCTGATAGCGCGATGGCGTTTTGCATCATCCCAAACGCTGCCGCAATCATCGCACATATAATGCGCGGTTTCTGGCTTTCCTTCATCCCAGCGCACATTAGACCAAACTAAACGCTGATGATGCCCACAATCTTCGCAAGGCACATAGAAGTAGCGTTTATCGCTTTCTTCAAATGCGCTCTCTATCCTAGACGCACCTTTATTGGTCGGTGTGCTAACCATTACAATCTTTCTATTCCAGAAAGTTGCAGAGCGTTTACGCGCTAGCTGTATCGGGTCACCTTCACTACCAGCAGAAGGCGGATATCTGTCCACCTCATCACAAAGCACGATGCGGATAGGGCGGCTGGCTAGTCCAGCAGGGCTATTAGAGCCAACAATAGAAATATGCCCACCGCTAAAAACTTTGTGCATAGTCGTGTTATTTGCATCGCGGCTGCGCGGGTCTTTTACTTTGCCTTTAAGCTGCGGGGTATCACGCAACATAGGTGCTAGCCTGTCTTTACTAAATGCCCCGCCCATTTCTGCTGTAGGCTGTACTAAAAGCATAGGCGCAGGGTCGTGCGCGATATGGTAGCCAATGCAGTTTAGTAGCATTTCGGTCTTGCCTACTTGCGCCCCTGCCATAACCACAACATCCGATAACTCAGGCTCAGAAATGGCATCCATTATGCCTCTTTGATATTCAGCCCTAGCGGTATGCCATCTGCCAGCTTCCGCGCTAGCTTCCGAGCTTAGCCGCCTTTCTAGGTCTGCCCACTCTGCTACGCTTAGACGCGGGGGCGGCTTTAATGTCACCATCGCCTGTTGCACTGCTGCTATTAGTGCCTGTTGTGCGTCCAGCGTGTTCATCGGGCTGGTAAGCTGATAATTCATCTAATGCTTCCCTAACTTGATTTTCGATTACGCTTTGGATTACTTTGATATCTTTTTCGGTAGCGCAAATAGGAGCGCACTTTGTAGGCAGTGCCAATAGCTTTGCCTTCATAGCCGCCAGTACATCCACCCACGCTGCTGTAACATCATCTGCCGAAACAAGTTTGCGCTTTGCTTGCAATAACTCTAGCTCTGCCATCTGCGCGTCTGCTTCCATTTTACGCGCTCTAGCCGCATTATAGTCGGCATCCTGTATGGGCGGTCTGCCTCTAGTTTTTGTCTGTGTCATTCAAAAAAATCCATCTGATTAGATTTGAACAGATTGCTTTCTTTTGAAAAATTATTCCAATCTTTATTTTTGTCTGTCTTTAAATTATGGCAAGTGCCGCAAAGTAATTGGAAAAATTCTTCTGGCTTATAACCTTTATTTAGCAATAGCCGAATTTCGTGATATCTTCTTTGCCCATTCTTTGCCAGCTTTTTGCCAATAAGTGTTTGTATTAATTCTTTATAGGAAGGCTTTAAGTGGTCAATTTCCAAACCTTCACTTGCTCCACAACTAGCGCAAAAGCCGCCTAAAACACGATGAGCATTTGTTTTTAATTTTATTTTATAATTCAGATGTGATGTCAATTTTCTGACAGCCTCCATTTTTTGTCAAAATTCTGACGCTAGAGAAACAATGCGGTCGCGCGTTACC